ACTTTGATCTTTACTGAAGGGGATTAATGGCAACTGCAAGAGCTTTTCCAAGCATTAAACCAACTTCCAGAAGTTACACCCCTGGGAATTATCCAAGTACAAATTTTGAATCTTTGGATGGAACGAAAACACATATTCGTTATGGAAATAAAAGAGTTAACGCAACCTTAACTCTTGGCTTTTCAAACATTACAGATAGTCAGGTTGGGCTGATCTTGGAAAATTACGATAATGTTAATTCTGATTGGGATTATGTGAAATTCAGCTCAGCCAACGGGACAGCAGGAATTGTTGACCCTGATTCAGGTAATTTTTTAACTAAAGAAATTGAAGGAGATGACAATACAGGAAGAACGAGATTAGGGTTAAAATGGCGTTATTCTGGGCCTCCTTCTGTTACAAGTACCTTTAAAGGTATGAGCAATGTGAGCTGTAGTTTTGTTGCTTGTTTGGATGCACCCATATAATAAAAGCAATGTTTAAGTTTTAGGATCGTGCCTTTTTATAGTGGCAAAGATGGACAGCTTCTTATTGACGGCAATAAAGCCGCCAAAGTTCAATCTTGGTCTTTTTCTAGTTCACAAGCTGTTCTTGAAACAACTTCTTTAGAAGACACTGACAGAACAATTGTTCAAGGAGTCAGAAGTTATAGCGGCAGTGCAAGATTGTTTTACTATCAAACTGCTGCTGGAGCAGATGGAGATGTAACAACATTAATTGGAAAATGTATTAAAGCTGGAAGTGGAGCAGGTGACGGAACGGCTGCTGACTCTAGTTCTGCCTTGTTAAAATTAAAAATTGCTGATGGTTCTGCGAATGGTCGTTTTATTACTTTCTCTACTTTGATTACTGGAATATCAATGAATAGTGCTGTTGGTGAAGTTTTAAGTGCTGATATTAGTTGGGAATCAAATGGAGCACCTACAGAAGTTGAAATTTAATCATGGGTGTTTATTTTGGGCAATCGGGTGAAATAGCCCTTAAAAGAGATGCACTTCAAGCTGCTTTGCAGACGAAGTTAGATCCTTTTGATGTAAACACCTCGACGAAGAGATTTAGTGTTGACCATAGTTCTGGCTCGTTATTGTCTGGAGATGAAGTAGAAATTGAAACGGTTGATGGTTCAACGCTCGAACTTGTTAATGGGCATAGCTACCCAGACGGCAAGTGGTTTATTAATGTTGATCCTATGGGTGGGATTCGTTTGTATGACACGTTTCCTAAAGCAATAGAAGGTTTGCAATCAAATGCTTTAACTCTTGTTACTCCTAGTGCTGCTAAAGATATTTTGATACGGACCAGAAATGAGAGGTACAGACATGTTGCTAATGTTCGAGATTTTGAGATGACAACGAGTAGGGAGCAAGTTGATTTAACAAATCTTGGAGATGAATTTAGAAATCAATATGAAGCTGGACTAATTAGCGGTCAAGGAACAATGAGTTGTATTTGGGAGCATAGTTATGACACAGGAGATAGAAAGAATGAATATGGCAGCGATCCAGAATTTCCTTTTTACCTTGCTCAATTAATTGTTAGAACACAGCAAGGATCAGATTTTGATGGTTTGTTTTACATTTACCGTGATGCAAATAATTCTGCTAAAAACGTTTATTACGAAGCGAATTGCATTATTACTAATGTTGCTGTAAGTGTGAATGCTGCTGAAGTTATTGAGACTAGAGTTGAATTTGTAACCAATGGAGTTATTCGATTAAAGACTGGTGATACTGCTGGTTATCTATTACAGGAGAACTCAGATAAAGTTTTACAAGAAGATGAAAGTCCCATATTGCTCGAACAGGTTTAAACTATTGCTAATGGTTTTTAGTTAAGAGTCAATGGCTGATCTACAGATAAGTGGTTTACCTGCTTTAGCAGAAGCAGGTATTCAAGCAACTGATGTATTAGCTCTAGCTGATCTCAGTGCTAGCGAGACAAAAAAAGTAACTGTTAAAGATTTAGTTGCTGCTGCTGTAGCACTTTTAGATTCTGGAGATATTCCTGCTGCCAAAGTTGCAACGCCTTTTGCTGCTGACTCTGTAGCGACAGCAACGATTCAGAACCTAGCGGTCACAGCCGCCAAAATTGCTAACGGAGCGATAACTGCAACTCAAATAACAGACGCAACGATAACTGGAGCGAAGTTAGCTAACGATACTGTTACTGCAACACAGATAGCTGCAAGTGCTATTGGGTCTTCCGAGCTTGCTGATAATGCTGTAGATACTGCTGCTATTGCTAATCTTGCTGTTACGAATGCCAAGATTGCTAATACAACAATTGCCTATGCAAAATTAAATTTAAGTGATGGAGATATACCTGGGGCAAAAATTGCATCTGGAGGAATTACTGCTACTCAATTAGCAACTAATTCTGTTACTGCTACAGAACTTGCTGACAATGCTGTAGATACTGCTGCTGTTGCTGATGCTGCAATCACTGGAGCGAAGATTGCAAGCACAACTATTGCTGCTGGAAATATTGTTAATAACACGATTACAGCAACGCAAATAGCAGATGGAGCGATTGGTACAACACAGATAGCAGATGGAGCTGTAACAACTGCCAAGCTTTCTGGAACAATCTCTGCTGGAACAATTACAGATGGTGCTGTAGGCACAACCAAACTTGCTGATGATGCAGTAACAAGTGACAAGCTTGCAGCAAACGCCGTTGACGCAACCGCTTTAGCTGATAACGCTGTTGATTCTGGGGCTATAGCTAGTAATGCTGTTATAGAAGCAAAAATTGCTGCAAACGCTGTAACTGTCACCAAAATTGCTGATGGCATAATTACACCAGCCAAGTTAAATACATCAAATATTGATAGGTCTTTAAATGTAGCCAGTGGAAACCTTGGAATTAATAACACAGTTACAGCCGCTACTCGTTCAGGAATCTCATATAACGCACAGGGGTTGATCACGGGAACGGTAGCTCTTGCTGCTGCTGATCTTCCTGTTGCAACTACAAGTGCAGTTGGTGGCGTTTCTGTTGGAACTGGGTTAAGTGTTAACGGATCAGGCGTTTTATCTTTATCAAATAGCGTAACTGGTGCAACTGTTTCTGGAATTACATTTTCAAATACTGGTCAAATTACAGCAGCTACAGCCCTCGTTGCTGGTGATCTCCCAGTAGCCACAACGTCAGCAAAAGGTGCAGTACAAATTACATCTGGAGGAGGTTTAACTGTTGATGGTTCAGGAAATCTAGCGACTTCAACAAGTGGAATTAGTGCTGGAACGTATCAATCAATCACTGTAAATAATAAGGGTGTAGCAACAGCAGGTGCAGCATTAACGGCTGCTTTGATTCCTGATCTTGCTGCAAGCAAAATAACAAGTGGAAGTTTTGATGCTGCGAGAATTGCAAATGATTCAATTGATGGAACAAAGCTAAGCAATGCTTCTACAGCAGTCTTTCAATCTATAGCTCAGAGTGGTTATCCAACGGCTCAGTTCTCAGGACAAATTCTCTTTGATACTGTCTCTGAGGATGCGTTTATCTGGGATGGAAACGCTTGGCAAGCAATAACGACACTGACAAAAGGAAGTCTTGTTTTTGGTGGAACCTATAACGCTGGAACAAGTCAGATGGTTGCAACGACCTCGGCTGGTATTGCGGCTGGTTTATCTGTTGGTTCTAACTTGCCTACCGCTAGTTCAACTACAGACGGTGTTTATGTTGTGGTTTCAAGTTCTGGAACTCCAAGTTCTCCAGCTCCAGCAATCGCTTTTGCTCCACCTGACTATATTTTAGGCGTTACAAATAGTGCTGGATCGTCATGGAACGAAGTCGATCTTTCACAGACAGTTGCAGGTCAGGTTGCAAGCAATATTACTTTCACACCTTATGGGCAAATTAGTTCAACTAATGTTCAAGATGCAATTCAAGAATTAGAGACAGAGAAGTTAGCACTTTCAGGTGGTACTGTTACAGGTCAGGTGTTAATTGGTAATACTGGAAGCCTTGTATTTGAAGGATCTACAATTGACGCCTACGAGACAACAATAACAGTTGCCGATCCAACATCGTCAGATAAAACTATTACTTTTCCAGACACAACTGGAACAGTAATTACAAGTGGAGATACAAATACTGTTAACTCTACGATGGTTAACAATACACTTACAAATGCAAACTTAGCGACTGATGCTGATATAGCTTTTTCAAAATTAGCTGATTTAACTGCTGCTCAAATCCTTGTTGGTAATGGATCAAACGTCCCAACAGCAGTAGCAGTTACAGGAGATATAAGCATAAATAATGCTGGCCTGACAGCAATCGCAAGCGGCGTAATTGTTGATGGTGATATATCTGGATCGGCTGCAATTACAGGATCAAAGATTGCTACTGGAACGACAAGTGCAGTTGGTGTTTTACAACTAACAGACTCAACTTCAAGCACTAGCACTACAACAGCAGCTACTCCTAACGCTGTTAAATCTGCTTATGATTTAGCTAATACAGCTAACACAAATGCTACTAATGCTGCTCAGACCACAGGAGCTACATTTACAGGCAATGTCATTATTGATAATGCAAAAGAATTAAGGCTAAGTGAAGGTGATAGTGATGGAGCCAATTACACAGGATTAAAGGCACAAGCTCAATCAGGAGATATAACACTTACTCTTCCTGCTGTTGCTCCTACTGCTGGTCAAGTTCTTAAGGCTAATGCTTCAACACCTACGACTTTGGAGTGGGGAAGTGATAGTGCAACTGACTCAACGAAAATGCCTCTTGCTGGTGGTACGTTTACAGGAGATGTCACATTTACAGGGGATAGTTCAAATGGGTTATGGGATAAGTCAGCGAGTGCCTTTGTTGCAAATTTAACTGGAAATGTTACGGGTAATGCAAGTGGAAGTGCTGCAACGGTTACGGGTGCTGCTCAATCTGCAATCACTTCTCTTGGAACGCTTACTGGCCTGACTGTTGATGGTGATGTCCAATTTTCTGGGGCGGCCAATAATGTTGTATGGGATAAGTCAGATAACGCTCTTGAATTTGCTGCTAATGCTAAGGCTACTTTTGGTACAGATGCAGCAAAAATTTACCATAATGCTGCAGATTTATACATTGACAATGATACAGGCGGCACTTGGATTGGTTTAGATAGTGGAGCAATTTTTGGAGTAGGTACAGGACCAGCAGCTAGTCCACAAGCAATAAAAGCTGTTATAGGTGCACAAGTTGAGTTAATGCACAACGGAGTTAAAACTTTTGAAACGACAAGTTCGGGAGCAACGGTAACGGGAACCTTAGTTGCTGATGGTTTAACAGTCGATACAAATACACTTCACGTTGACGCTACGAATAATGCCGTTGGTATTGGAACGACAACACCTTTAACTCCTGATGGTAGTAATGCAGATAATCCAAACAACGGAATAACTCTTTCAGTATATGGTGATAGTCCTGCTATAAATCTTGTTCATAATACGGCGGGAGGAAGTGCTGCTGCTGATGATTATGCTGCGATTAATTTTGGAAGAACTGGTAGTTCTACAAATCCTTATAGATCAATTATTGGTTATAAGCAAGATACAGATACGTTGCACATACATTCTAAAAATGCAATTCGATTTGATCTAGGAAGTTCAATAAATTCTGATGAGGCGATGCGGATCGACTCAAGTGGTCGTTTGTTGCTGGGGCATACAACAAGCATTGGAGAGGATAGAGTATTTCAAATAGTAGGAACTAGTGGTGATACTGCATCTGCACAATTAATAAGACATAGTGCTAATGCTAGTAGCCCTCAAATAGACTTCACTAAATCTAGAAATGCAACTAAAGGTTCAAATACGATAGTTCAGGATAATGATACTCTTGGTCAAATTACCTTTAGAGGTGATGATGGAACTGATTTTAATTCAACTGCCGCAAACATTGTTGCTTCTGTAGATGGAACTCCAGGAGAAAATGATATGCCTGGACGTTTGGTATTCAGTACCACGGCTGATGGTTCAAATGCAGCAACCGAACGGATGCGGATTAATAGTTCGGGACAGGTTTTAATAGGAAGGACTACAACAAGTACAAGTTATCCGCTTTGTGTTGAAGCAGATAGTAATGCAGAAAACATTTTAGTTATTGGTAGAAGTGCCGATGATATTAGTGAAATTGGCTTTTTTGAAAATGATACAACGACAAGATTAGGAGAAATTCAATACCGTCAGGACCACGTTAATTTTAGGCATCGTGTTGGTGATATTCGTTTTGCAAGTGGTGGCTCTGCCGAACGATTCAGAATTGGAGTTTCAGGTCAATTAGGTATTGCTGGAGCTAATTACGGAACAAGTGGACAGGTATTAACTTCAGGTGGCCCAAGTGCAGCTCCTTCATGGGCTGATGCTGCTGGTGGTGGTGGTGGAACTGTTGAACTAACAGCTAATGGATCTATTGCCGCTAATACTGCTGTAATAGTTCGCAGTGACGGAGATGTTGAAGATGTTACTGAAACTGTTACTCTCAACACGGTATTAGGAACGGAGTTTGATACAAATAATGGTAATCAAGCTAGAAATTCTATAGCTTATGACCCTAATAAAGATCAATGGGTTACTGCTTACGCTAACGTTTATCAAACACAAGGTTATCCATATTACAGAATTTCAAATACTAATGATGAATTTTCTGGAGCAAACGAACTTTTAAATGAAAAGTGTGTTGAAACCGATCTTGTTTACCACGACGGTGAAGAAGCTATGGTTGTTTTCTATGTAAGAAATGCTGGTACTCCAAGAGGTGTTGCCCGTGTTTTGTATTCAAAAAATAGTGGTTCAATAGGTACTGCAAACGAATTTTTTGAAGCTTTTAATTCTTACGGATGGGTTTATGATCCAGCAAGTACAAGAATAGTCGGTCACGTTCAAAGATTACAAAGCACACCTTATTTGAACGTACTTATACAACTATCAGTAAACACTGATAACTCTATTACTGATCAGGGAGATATCACTATTACGACTGATAGATGTGATGCAGGTTCTATTGGAATTGGGAATGGATTTATTGTCACCGCATTTCAAAAGGAAGATGCTAAATTATATGTAAGAGCTTATAAATGGAATAGTTCTAGTAATAGTTATACAGCTAGTTCGGTAGTTCAAGTAACAACTTATGAAGCTGATTACAGTGCAATAGGTTATTCCACAAAGGATCAAAAATTTGTACTTATTTTCATTGATAAAACCAGTTCGAGTGCGTTAAGAGGATGCTTTCTAACTCTAACTGAGTCAAGCGGTACTCCTTCTGTATCAGTAGGGACAATATCTAATGCTGGTGAGCCTACAAATACTCAAAAACCTGCCTTGTATTACGATACTGGTATTGGCGAATTGGTTGCTTATTACATCGGTGGCTCAGGAAGTGCTGCAAGAGCGGAAGTTAAAAGAGTTAATTCAACTGGTAGTAACTTTGCTTGGGTTAGCGGAGAAACAGAGCTAGGTTCAAGCCAAAACTGGAATGCTGGCAATGTAAGAGCTCCAATAGCTTTTAATACTGTTGACAATAAAGCTATGGGTTTCTGGCATGATAATAATTATACGAAAGCTAGAACTGTTTCACTAGGTTCATCGGTTACGAACGTAACTGCCTCAAACTTTATAGGATTTTCAAATGAAAATGCTACAGCAAATGATGCTACATGTACTGTTCATGTCGTTGGGAATACGACAACTCAGAGTTCTTTAACTGCTGGTCAAAAATATTTTGTCCAAAATGATGGATCTTTAAGCACATCTGCAGCAACACCAAGCGTAGAAGCAGGTGTAGCTATAGCAGCAAATAAATTATTGATTAAGTAAAGGTTAGTGTTGGCCGAACAGGTAGGGGATAGACAGTAGGTTTATAATTTGAGGGCAATGTATTATTTTTATGGCTGATCGCAATCAACTTGCACAAGAGAAAGCAGGTTTAATTAAGCAAAGAGATGAAATTGTTAGTAATTACAATGCACAAGCAGCAGAATTATTAAAAGATT